AAGTATAGGGACATTGCATCACATCCAGAATGCGATGCTGCAATTGAAGATATTGTAAATGAAGCAATTGTAGGTGATAATAGATCAGCACCTATTGAAATCATTATGGATGAACTAAAGGCATCAGATAAGGTTAAAGGTGCTATTAAAGAAGAGTTTGAAAACATAACATCTTTATTACATTTTAATTCTTACTCTCATGATATATTTAGAAAATGGTATGTTGATGGTAGATTACCATATCACATTATTATTGATAACTCAAACCCAAAAAAGGGTATACAAGAATTAAGATATATTGACCCAACTAAGCTTAGAAAGATTAAAGAGATTCAAGAAGAAAAAGATCCTAAGACTGGAGCCAATATAATTAAGAGGTCAGAAGAGTACTTCTTATTTCAAGATGGAACTATGGTTGGAAATAGCCAGGGATTAAAAATTCACCCTGATTCAATAGCGTATTGTACTTCAGGTATGTTAGATCCATCACGTAAAAGAATTTTATCGCACTTACAGAAAGCTATTAAACCAGTAAATCAATTAAGAATGATGGAAGATTCTCTAGTAATCTATAGAATTAGTAGAGCACCAGAAAGACGTATCTTCTATATTGACGTAGGTAACCTCCCTAAAGGTAAAGCTGAAGAATACTTGAAGAATATTATGGGTCAATATAGAAATAAATTGGTCTATGATGCTAGTACTGGAGATATTAAAGATGACCGTAAACATATGTCGATGCTCGAAGACTTCTTCCTACCGCGTAGAGAAGGTGGTAGAGGTACAGAAATTTCGACCCTCCCAGGAGGAGAAAATCTTGGACAGATTGACGACATCATATACTTTCAAAAGAAACTCTACAAGTCGCTCAACGTTCCAGCTAATCGTTTAGAGCAAGAGTCTGGATTTAACTTAGGTAGATCCACAGAGATCTCTAGAGATGAAGTTAAATTTAAGAAATTCTTAGATAGACTAAGAAAAAGATTTAGTGATCTATTCTTACAACTCCTTAGAACGCAATGTTTATTAAAGGGTGTTGTAACTAAAGAAGATTGGGCTAAGTTTAAAGAAGATATTGCTTTTGATTTTATTGAAGATAATTATTTCAGTGAATTAAAAGAAGCTGAAATTATGAGAGAAAGATTTGAAATGCTTTCGCAAATGGACGAATATGTTGGAAAGTATGTTTCTAATGAATGGATCCGTAAAACAGTTTTAAGACAGTCTGATGATGAGATCGCCGAAATTAAGAAGCAAATAGATGCTGAAAGAGCTTCTGGTGAAATCGAAGATGAAGATGATCTTGAAGATTAAATTATTATAAATATATACAAAGGAAAAAGAATAATGAGTATTACAGATTTGATTGATAATGTAAAAGGTGGGAACAACGTTCAAGCAGCTAAAGACTTTAATAGTATTATGGCTGATAAGTTGACTGCCGCAATGGATGCTAAAAAGATTGAAGTAGCATCAACATTACAAGACAGACAAAGCTCCAAAGTGGAGCAATAGGAAATAAGTAAATGAAACTTATAGCAGAATATAACGACAGTAACCTAGAGGTTATTGAAGAAAAAGTTAATGGCAAAAAGACTCTCGTAATTGAGGGTGTTTTTATGCAAGCTGACGCTAAAAATAGAAATGGTCGTATTTATGAGAGATCTATTTTAGAAAATGCTGTTAACAAATATGTAAAAGAACAAGTAAGTACTGGAAGAGCTGTTGGGGAATTAAACCACCCTGAAGGTCCTTCCATTAACTTAGATAAAGTTTCACATAAGATTACCGAACTCAGGTTTGACGGAAGTAATGTTATAGGAAAAGCATCAATCCTTAATACCCCTATGGGCAATATCGTAACTGGTTTGTTAGAAGGCGGAGTTAAGCTTGGTGTATCAAGTCGTGGTATGGGAAGTCTTGTGCAAAAGAATGGCGCTATGTATGTGAAAGATGACTTTATGTTATCTACAGTAGATATCGTTCAAGACCCTTCAGCTCCAGAGGCATTTGTCAATGGAATTATGGAAGGTGTTGATTGGGTATGGAATAATGGTGTACTTTGCCCACAAGAGATTGAAAAAATTGAGACTGAAATCAAGGAAGCTCGAGGTATGCGTTCGTCGGATATTGAGATTAAAGCTTTTAAGAATTTCCTCTCTAAACTTGTAAATTCTTAATAGGAGAATAAATTATGTCTAATGACGAAATGCAAAACGATTTAGTCGAAGACGTATCAGAAACTGAAGAGCTTACTACCGAGGAGCTCGTTGAAGACGAACAAGTTCAAGACGAAGAAATCGTAGAAGCTAGTGATGACGCTAAGGATGAGGATGAAGACGAAGAGGAAGAAGTTGAGGAGTCTGCAGATGATGAAGACGACGAAGACGAAGAGCCTGTAGTTGAAATGCCGAAAACCAAAGCTGCTATCATGGCATCAGTAAATGATATGTTGAAGAAATCGAAAAAAGAAGGTGCACAGAAGATCTATGCTCAAGTATATAAAGTGATCAATGCTCCAGACGTTGAAGCCCCTAAAGTAGCAAAGGAAGATGTCGATGTCGACGTTAGCCACATTGACTACCAAGAGGACTTAGATGGTTTGGTTGCTGAAGAAGCTACTTTATCTGACGGATTCCAAGCGAAAGCTGGAATTATTTTTGAAGCTGCTTTGAAGTCCAAAGTAAGTGCAGAAATTGAGAGATTAGAGTCTGAGTACGTTCAAAACCTTGAAGAAGAAGTAACTGAAATCAAGTCCGAGCTAGTAGAAAAGGTAGATTCATACCTTAACTATGTGGTTGGTAACTGGATGGAAGAAAATAAAGTAGCAGTTGAAACTGGTCTTAGGACTGAAATTGCTGAAGACTTTATGACTTCTCTACAATCAGTGTTCAAAGAACATTATATCGAGATTCCAGAAGGTAAAGTTGACATGGTCGACGAATTAGCCGAGCAGGTTGCTGAACTGGAAGAGTCTCTAAATAAATCAGTTGAAGAGAATATCGCACTCACTGAGTCTGTTTCCGGTTTGGAAAGAGCTGAGATTGTACGAAATGCTTCTTCTGGGCTAGCATTGACTGAAGCTGAAAAGCTTGCATCTTTGGTAGAAGATATTGATTTTGATACAGCAGAATCTTTCGAAATGAAAGTTAATGTTGTTAAAGAATCATACTTCAAATCTGAAGCTCAAGAATCAGTAGATGAAGCTCAAAAATTGGTTGGTACTGACGAAGTTACGGCTGACATCAGTGAATCTATGGCTAGATATACATCAGCTATCTCAAACTATAAAAAATAAACGTCTTAATAGGAGAAACTTAAATGTTTAATGCAGACAAAAACTTAATGGAAAAGTGGAGCCCGGTTCTCGAGCACACAGATGTTCCAACAATTCAAGATAGTCACAAAGCAGCAGTAACTGCAAGACTATTGGAAAACCAAGAAATCGCAGCACGTGAAGAGCAAGTTGCTAAGTCAAACACCTTCCTTGGGGAAGATGCTGCGGCTAACCAAACTGGCGCCAACGTTGCTGGTTTTAATCCCGTTCTTATCTCATTGGTAAGACGCGCAATGCCTAACCTTATCGCTTATGATATTGCTGGCGTTCAGCCTATGACTGGTCCTACTGGTCTAATCTTCGCTATGAAGTCTAAGTACACCGGTCAGACTGGTACTGAAGCTTTGTTTGATGAAGCTAATACTGCTTTCTCTGGCGACACTTCTGTTACTCAAGAAGCTGGTCCTTCTGGTCTAGAATCTGCGGCTGATGATGGCGATGGTTCTTTGGCAACTGGTGAAACTGCTGGTGAAATCGTTTCTGATTATGCTGGTGGTCTTTCAACTGCTGCTTCTGAAGCTCTAGGTACTGGTGGTTCAGGTGGTTCATTCGGTGAAATGGCATTCTCAATCGAGAAAGCTACAGTAACTGCTAAGTCAAGAGCTCTTAAAGCTGAATATACTATGGAACTTGCTCAAGATCTTAAAGCAATCCACGGTCTAGACGCTGAAGGCGAACTTGCTACTATTCTTTCTTCTGAAATCCTTGCGGAAATCAACAGAGAAGTAGTTAGAACTGTAAACCGTACTGCTAAGCTAGGCGCTCTTCAGGCTTCTGCTGCTGTTAAAGGTATCTTCAATATGGATACTGATTCAGACGGTCGTTGGTTGGCTGAGAAGGCTAAAGGTTTGATCGTACAGATCGAAAGAGAAGCTAACGTTATCGCTAAAGAGACTCGTAGAGGCAAAGGTAACTATGTTATCTGTTCTTCTGACGTAGGTTCTGTACTTGCTGCTTCTGGTATGCTTGATTACAGCCCCGCTCTTGCCACTCAGCTTAACGTAGACGATACTGGTAATACTTTTGCTGGTGTTCTTAACGGTAAGTTCAAAGTATATGTTGATCCATATGCAACTGGCGACTACGTTTGCGTAGGTTACAGAGGTACTACTCCATATGACGCAGGTGTATTCTACTGCCCATACGTTCCTTTAACTATGGTTAAAGCGATCGGTGAGGAAGACTTCCAGCCAAGAATCGGCTTCAAAACTAGATACGGTATGGTCGCAAACCCATTCGTAGCTACTGATGGAACCGTTGGTGCTGATCGTGCTAACCCATACTTTAGAATCTTTAGAGTAGACGGTATCATGGCAAGTGCTTAATCTTTAATTAGGTTAATCTTAAAGGGTCCTTCGGGGCCCTTTTTTTGTGTATAAATATATACAAGGAAGAGGGTTCTACATATCAAGTGGTATGTATCGCAGTCGTGGATGTAATGGAAACCACAGTCGGAATTACTTTATAGGGGAATAAAATGTATAAGTTATTTACTGCTCTTGCAATTATGGTATTAGCTGGGTGTTCAACAGTAGATTCAGTCATTGATGGAACTAAAGGAATTATTGGTGGTGTGGCGTCAGATGTTGCTGCAGTTACTACTGGAACTTTAGATGTTGTATCTGGTACAATTAAAGGTGTAGCTGATAAGACTGGTATTGAAGAGACCGAAGCTAAATAAGTAAAGTTTTAGGAGTAAGCCGGCCAAGGATGGCACATTCTAACATTTAAAGAGTATAAATAGATATATGACTACATCAAATAAAAACTTTTTAAGCCCAGTGGGGTTTCAATTTAAAATCGATTCTACTCAGTATTCTAACGTGGAATATTTTTGTACATCAGTAACGCTTCCAGATTTATCTCTATCAGAAGTGCCTACGCCATATAAGACATCGAATATGGGAATGACTGGTGATCGAATTTCTTTTGGGGATCTATCAATTCGATTTAATATAACAGAAGATATGGAAAACTATATCGAAATGTTTAATTGGATGCATAATATAATTCAAAAGGGAGAGTCATTTAAATCAGATGCTACTCTTTCTATATTGAGTAGTCATAATAACGTAACAAAGGAAGTAACGTTTAGAGATTGCTTCCCAACTAGTTTAGCTGCTGTTGAATTTTCAACGCAACAAACTGATATTGAATATTTACAAGCTGACGTAACATTTAAATATACGTACTTCGAAGTAAATTAAGTATACAGAAAATCCCTCTTCTGGGGTACCTTCTGTATACATATAAATAATTTTATACTATGGAGATATAATGAATAGCCTAGAAACAATACTTGAAATGTGGAAGAAAGATTCAGTAATTGATCAACTCGAATTAGATAAGTCTGCTCGAGATTCTGCAAAGCTTCATTCGAAGTACTTAGAACTATACTCAGTTAATAAATTAAGATTCAAGAAATTAGAACTTGAATTTAAAGTATTATTGAGAGACAAATTTATGCATTACAATGGCAAACTTACCCAAGCTGAAATGGACGCAAAGGGTTGGTCATATGATCCATTGAATGGACTTACAGTATTAAAAGGTGATATGGACAAGTGGTATGATGCTGATCCACTGATCCAAGAACACCAAGCTAAAATGCATTATACACAAGAAATGATAGACACATTGAAAGAAATAATGGAAAATGTCAAGTGGCGGCATCAGAATATTAAAAACATAATCGAGTGGAATAAATTTACTAGCGGGATGTAATGGAAAAAATTATAGTTAAAAAGAAGAATGAAGTCTTCCTCCATGTTGTGACCGAACCGGGGATAGAGATGGAATTGACTGAGCACTTCTGTTTCTTTGTTCCAGGGTATAAATTCATGCCAGCATACAAAAATCGTATGTGGGATGGCAAAATACGCCTATTTGACTTAAGAAAGAAGGTGATATATGCTGGTTTATTCACTTATATCAAGGAATTTGCCCAAGCAAGAGGGTATGAACTCATTTGCGAAGACAATTCTATGTATGGAAGGCCCGATACTGAAGAATTACATGACATAGAAAGCTTCCTGAACAGTCTGTCACTCTCTGTGAACGGAGTAGGTATAACACCCCGGTCGTACCAGCTCGATGCACTGTCGAGGGCGCTGGAGAAGAAAAAGTCATTGCTTTTAAGCCCTACAGCTTCCGGAAAGAGTTTGATCATATATCTGGCTATTCGATATCACTTAGAGATGAACCAAGGAAACATACTACTGATTGTACCTACGACATCGTTAGTTGAACAGATGTATTCAGATTTTGGAGATTATTCAGCAACTGACGAATGGAACGTAGGTGACAATTGTCATAAGATATATTCTGGTAAAGAGAAGTATAACATAAAGCAAAGAGTTATTATTACTACATGGCAATCGATCTATAAAGAAAGTTCTAATTGGTTTCAAGACTTTGGAATGGTTATTGGTGATGAAGCTCATAACTTTAAAGCAAAGTCACTGACATCGATATTAGAAAAATGTGTCAATGCTAAATACAGGATTGGTACAACAGGAACTTTAGATGGATCGCAAACTCATCAGTTAGTACTCGAGGGTTTGTTTGGTCCAGTATTTAAGGTTACCACAACTAAGAAGTTAATGGAAGAGAACTCGTTATCTCAGTTAGATATATTTGTATTGTTGTTAAAGTATAGCGATGAGTATTGTAAGCTTGTATCTAAAATGAAGTATCAAGACGAAATCGATTTTATCGTAAAGTACGAAGCTAGGAACAACTTCATAGCAAACTTAGCTATGGACCAAGAAGGCAATTCTTTGATATTGTTTCAGTTTGTAGATAAACATGGTAAACCATTACACGATTTATTAAAGAAGAAGTTTGATGAACTTCCAAGAAATACGAGGAGATTATTCTATGTCTCAGGTGAGACCGATGTGGACACGCGGGAAGAGATACGAGCGATCACAGAGAAACAAGATAACGCGATCATTGTGGCTAGTATGGGCACTTTTTCTACAGGTATCAATATTAAGCGTCTACATAATATTATTTTTGCTTCACCAAGTAAGTCTCAAATTAGAGTTCTCCAAAGTATCGGTAGAGGACTAAGGAAGTCTGCTGATGGTATAGATACTAAGGTATTCGATATTGCTGACGATTTACATTGGAAGTCAAAAAAGAACTATACATTATTACATGCTGCTGAGAGGATCAAGATTTATAGTAAAGAGAAATTCGACTATAAAATTCATGATATAAATATATAAATGGAATCTATTAAGAATATTGATGTAAGACACTTTAAACTAACGAATAGCGAAGACCTTATTTGTTATGTTCAAAGTTCCAGTGAGCATGCTTTTATCGTAGAACGACCTGCGGTCGTAAAAGTAACACCCGATGGCGTGTTTACTTTTGGAGATTGGTTTCCTTTCTCTGATAAGAAAGTATTTAAAATTATGAAAAGGTTCGTGATCAATCATACCGAAGTAGTAGAAGAAACAAAGGAGTCTTACATCAAGTACTCATGTCAGGATATGATTATGAATGAGATCGACCGTGATGAGAATGAATATGAACTTGAAGGCGAAAAGAAGATTGAAGATGATGTTAAAGATGAAGAAACCATTGAACCAACCATACATTAATTGTTGTATACCCCTAACCTCCCCGGTAACATCTATATTATATCATACTTTTCACCATTTGTAAACGTTTATTTCACAATTAGGTGAAAATAAATAAAATAAAATAATTGTTTACATTTGACCCAGACTATGATATAATATTACATTATTAGGAGATATAAATGACCACTAAAATCAAACCAAAAGCTAAGCCACACTATGTGAATAACAAGGAATTCTCACTAGCGGTAGTTGAGTACG